TTGAGAATGGTTATGATCGTCTTGGAATGGGGCGCGAGGACGAATATCACTGGAAAACTGCCAAAGAGCGTGAAGAAGAGGAAAATAAATAAGGATAAGGGATAGCAACCCCTCTAAAAGTTCTGTTTTTAACGAAACAGGAGCTAAAATGGGAAAATCGTCTGTAGATAGGAACAAAGATTATATGAAAGAAATGTGGGGAACTACTCATCTTGCCTCTGATTATGGTTCAATGAAGCAAATTGATGTTTATAAGGAAAAACATGAGTTTTTACAGGAAATAATGGATTATGAACAGTCACATGACTTAAAAAAACAAACAAAATTGCATGAAAAAATTCGCAATGATGAAGATTATGATGATTGGGAGTATGGAACAGAGCCAAGTTATGGAAATCCTTGGAAGTAAATATAAATAAAATCAAGAAAACTCTAGTCTAATGGCAGAACAAAGGGTATCGAGATCATTTAAAGACATTAATTTATCCTTTGTTCCTCATCCAGTAACAAAGGATCTACAAATACTGAAAAATGAGAATGCGATTCGTAGATCTGTAAGAAATATTGTAGAGACTATCCCTACAGAAAGATTCTTTAATTCATTGTTAGGATCTGATGTGCGAGGTAGTCTATTTGAATTTGTAGATTTTGGTACTGCATCAACAATTCAAGAACAAGTTGTAACTGCTATACAAAATTTTGAACCAAGAGTTGATAATGTTTTTGTTCAGGTTTATCCAGAACCAGATCAAAATGCTTTTGAAATTGTAGTATTTTTTGACATTATTGGGCAGGAGTTTCCGACACAAGAATATACATTCCTCTTAGAGGCAACAAGATAAAAAATGCCTTTTACTAAATTTACCAATCTAGACTTTGACCAGATAAGAGATTCAATCAAGGACTATCTACGTGCCAATTCTACGTTTACGGACTTTGATTTTGAAGGATCGAACTTTTCTGTATTGATTGATACCCTCGCATATAACACTTATATTACTGCATTTAATAGTAATATGATTGTGAACGAATCTTTCTTGGATTCTGCAACATTGCGCGAGAATGTAGTATCTCTGGCAAGAAATATTGGATATGTTCCTAGATCTAGAACGGCATCAAAGGCATCTATAACCTTCTCTATTGAGAATATAACAGGAACCCTTACTGCCACTCTTAAAAGAGGATTAGTTTGTGTTGGAGAGGCAAATGACGCCACATATACATTCTGTATTCCAGAGGATGTAACCGCAAATGTTATTGATGGAACAGCGACATTTGAAAATCTGGAAGTCTATCAGGGAACATATCTAACGAAAAAATTCTTATATGATGGATCTTTAGATCAAAGATTTATTCTAAACAATTCTTATATCGATACATCAACTCTTTCTGTTTATGTTTCAGAAACAGAAAGCGAATTGGGATTAGAATATAAACTTGTAGATAATATACTCAACGTTGACGCAAATACAAGAATATATTTACTTCAAGAAATTCAAGATGAAAAATATGAACTTATTTTTGGTGATGGAATAATAGGCAAAAAACTTGGAGAAAATGACGATGGAATCTATGTAACGGCAAATTACATCATAACTGATGGAATACAAGGAAACGGAGCCAGAGTATTTTCTTTTGCTGGAAGTGTTATAAAATCTGATGGAACTATATTGGAAACTGGTAATGTTTCTATAACCACCAATAATCCTTCTTCAAATGGATCTGACATAGAATCTATTAATTCAATTAAATATTATTCTCCAAGGATTTACTCCGCACAGAATAGGGCAGTAACATCAAGAGATTATGAGGCAATAATTAAACAAATTTATCCAAATGCAGAATCTGTTGCAGTTGTTGGGGGAGAAGAACTTGATCCTCCAGAATATGGAACTGTTGTTCTAAGCGTTAAACCAAAAAATGGTACATATGTTTCAGATTTTGACAAATCAAGAATTCTTGGTGATTTAAAACAATACACAATATCTGGTATAAATCAAAAGATTATAGATCTTAAGATATTATATGTGGAAATAGATTCTGCTGTGTATTATAATAATTCTCAAGTTTCCAATTCTAATACTCTTAAAACAAGTGTTATTGATTCTTTAACAAAATATTCTGAATCTGTAGATCTCAATAAGTTTGGTGGGAGATTCAAGTATAGTAAAGTACTTCAAACTATTGATAACACTGATGCTGCGATTACATCAAATATTACAAAAGTTAAAATTAGAAGAGATTTAAAAGTAGCATTAAATCAATCTGCACAATATGAACTATGTTTTGGAAATAGATTTCATGTAAATCCTAAAGGTTATAATATTAAATCCACAGGATTCCGTATTTCTGGAGAAGCAGATACGGTATATCTTACTGATGTACCAAATGAAGATCTCAAAACTGGAAATATAGCAGTTGTAAAAACTTTGAGTGATGGAACTATACGTGTTATATCAAAATCTTTTGGGACAGTTGATTATATTAAAGGGGAAATTAAATTAGGATCTTCCGTTATAGTATCTACTGTAAAGGAAAATGGTATTATTGAAATTCAAGCATACCCAGAATCTAATGATGTAATTGGATTAAAAGATTTATATTTGGTGTTTGATATTTCAAAAAGTCAAATAAATATGCTGAGAGACGTAATCGCTTCTGGCGATGAAATAACTGGAAATCTCTTTACAAGAGAATACTATACATCAAGTTACTCAAACGGGAATCTAACAAGAAACTAATATGATACAGACTGGATTTGAATCTAGAGTTAAGGTTCAGCAAATTATTGAGAGCCAACTTCCAAGTTTTATTTTGGATGAAAGTCCAAATGCGTCAGAGTTTTTAAAGCAATATTACATATCACAAGAATATCAAGGTGGTCCAATTGATATTGCAGAAAATTTAGATCAATATTTGAAATTAGATAATTTAACGCCTGAAGTAATTGTTGGGTCAACATCTTTATCTGCAAATATAACAGATTCTGATACTGATATTACGGTAGATAGTACAAAAGGATTTCCAGATCAATATGGTCTATTTAAAATAGACAATGAAATTATTACGTATACTGGAAAAACAGCAACTACATTTACCGGATGTATTCGTGGATTTAGTGGAATTACTGCATATCATCAAAATCTAGATCAAGAAGAATTAGTATTTACGAAAAGCAATAAATTAAACCACACTTCTGGTTCAAAAGTAGAAAACTTAAGTTCTTTATTTTTAAAAGAATTCTATGAAAAAATAAAGTATACTATTGTAAATCAGTTACAAAAAACAGATTTTACTTCTGGATTGAATGTGGGAACATTTCTAAAAGAAGCAAAATCTTTTTACACAGCAAAAGGAACGGATGAATCATTTAGAATTTTATTTAAAGTTCTGTACAATGAAGATCCAAAAGTTATAAATTTAGAAAAATATTTAATTAAACCTTCTTATGCAGATTATGTAAGGAGAGAAATTGCAATAACGGAAGTTATTACAGAAAATGCCGATATTGGGCGATTGGTAGGACAAACTATCAGAAAAACTACAGATGATCAAACCAGTGCATCAGTTTCTTCTGTAGAACCTTTTACTAGAAATAATGATTCTTACTATAAAATTTCGTTGTTTGTTGGATATGACGAACCAAGAGCAGTAGAAGGAAATTTTGTAATTACACCGAATACAAAAACAACTTTATCAGCACCTGCAGGTTCAAATGTAATAACTGTAGATTCTACAATAGGATTTGCAGAATCTGGCACTATAATATCCGAAGGAAATATAATTACCTATACTGAAAAAAGTATAAATCAATTTTTTGGATGTTCTGGTGTAGTTAGTGATATTCAAAAAAATGTATTAGTTAGATCTGACGAAACTTATTATGGATATGAAAATGGCGACTTAACAAAAAAAGTAGAATTTAGGATTCTTGGAGTCTTATCGGATTTTGTTGATGAGACCGTAAAAGTGGCGGAAGGGGATGAAATAGGAATTGCATATCTTGGTGATAACGTTGGCAACCCACAAGAAAATAAAACTTATAAGCAAATATTTGCTAATTCTTGGATCTATAATACAGCAGCAAAATATAGTGTAAATTCTTTAGAATCAAATTATCAACTTGCTAGTAATGTAGACAAATCAAGTCTTAAAGTTGGTGACAGAGTAGAATTGATAGAAAGAGACACTGAAACCATCACAGAATCTTTCAATAGTCCTTATGTTGATGAAATATTAGATGTTGATGTTGTTGGAGTTGCAGGATCTTTTGCAACAAATTCTTCAAAAAAATATGACCTTAGAAGAATTATCAACACTGCTCAAAGCACTGGAGTGTCATTAGAATATAATTCTAATATAACTTCAGATATCTTAAATTTATATACAGATAAGAATGATTATGCTTATGTGGCATCCAATTCTTTACCATCTTCGGAGATATTTGGAGGAGTTAATAATTACAGATATAATATAACAAAACAAACAAACGGATTTACAATTAACTCCGAAGATAATCTTTTTGATTTTGATACAGATTCTCTTTATGCAACTATTGGTAATAGTATAAATGTTCCTTTCATAACAGGCGATGCTGTTTATTATAGTCCTTCAGATGCACCATTAGTTGGTTTAGAAACAGGACTATATTATGTTCAGGTTTTAAATGATCCTAAAAAAATAAGATTATATTTAACTAATGAAATAATAGGTGGTCCAGATTATTTAAAATTTAGTGCTCCTGAACCAGATTTTGGTTCACATTTATTTGTATTATATTCACAAAAATCAAATGAGATTGGTGTTCAAAAAATATTCAAAAAGTTTCCATTAAATACGCAAATAAAGGGTTCTGGAGAATCAACAATTCCAGGAACAACAAGTGGAATGTTAATTAATGGTGTAGAAATTTCCAATTATAAGTCTTTGGATAAAATTTATTATGGTCCTCTAGAATCTATTGATGTATTGAATGGTGGTTCAAATTATGACGTAATTAATCCACCATTTGTCAGTATTTCTACAAGTTTAACAAATGCGCTTGCTCAACCAGTTCTGAGTGGAAAAATTGATTCTGTTTTTGTAGATGCACAGGAATATAATATTGATAAGATACTTTCTGTGGATATTTCTGGTGGAAATGGTAGTGGTGCAGTTTTAGAACCGGTTTTAGTTAAGAGATATAGGGACGTTTCTTTTGATGGACGTTTGAACACAAATTCAGGAGGAATAGGAACTGCAACTGGAACTATTACATTTTTATCAGATCATAATTTCCAAAATGGTCAAGAAGTGATATACAATTCGAATGGAAATTCGAGTTTGGTAATTGGTTCTGGGACAACAACACTTTTAGATAGGACTTCATATTTTGTTAGAGTTGAAAATAATACTACAATTTCATTATTTGAATCTCTTTCAGATTATAACTCTGGATCCAATAAAATAGGATTTTCTACAGGAACTGAAGGAACTCATAAGTTCCAGACAATTACTTTTGAAAATACAATTTCTGATATAAAAGTTATAGATGGTGGATCTGGATATACTAATAGAAAATTAATTGTTTCTCAATCCGGAATTTCTACTGTAAATGATAGTATCAATTTTGTTAATCACGGATTCAAAACTGGAGAATTAATTACTTATAATTTTGAAACCGCAGGATTATCCGGACTTTCAACAAGTAATCAATACTTTGTGATTAAAGTTAATGACGATTCATTTAGAATTTGTGATGCGGGAATTGGTGGGACAATAACAACCAATTTTGATCGAGAGAAGTATATCAAACTCTCTAACACTGGTTCTGGATATCAGTATTTTAGTTATCCAGATATTGTAGTTTCCATTAAATATAATCCTGTAGGTTTTTCAACAACTACACAAGTATATCAAAACATTTTAGCAACACCAAAAGTAAAAGGTAGCATTACAGATTTATATCTGTATGAGAAAGGAACTGGTTATGGATCTTCAAT